ATAAGGATTAATGAATACTATGGATCTTCCCGCTAAAAAATTGAAATTTCTAGAGCAAGCCTTTAGTGCCCCTAATCATAACGGTAATCTATATAACACTGAGAATGATAAACCTGTTGACGATAGACCTATGGTTGAAACAGGAGCAAACCAAAAAGTTGTAGATGAAAAGAGACTGGAACGTACCAAAGTAGGAAACGAAGTTCAATACGGGAATACACAAGGAATTGTAGTTAAACGTGAAGGTGAGTACCTGACAGTGTATAATAAAGATCAAGATCTTCTCCATTTCTACACCATACTCTGTGACTAACCACACATATCCTTCTCCTCTTGGTGTAACTACATAGACTGGTTGTTTTAGTTCTAGTACTATCATTACCAGCCGTCAAAGCCTTCTGGTTTCTTTGGTTCTAATTCTCCTTGAAATAGTTTCTTAACTTTTGCTTCATAGTTTTTCCAAAAGTCTTTATCATCTGTGCAACACTTAGTATACTTGCCACAGTTGGGAAACTGTCGTTGTAATTTAACTTCATATATATCCCCCTCTTTTGTCTTCGCTATTAGTTTCAATGTCTCCTTCTCCATAGTTGTACCTTCCATATGAATGTATAGATTACAGTTCTTAAATCCCTATAAAAACTGAATCTATAACCATTATCCACTAGGATCTAACTCTCCACGATAATATTCTAATATATTTTTTAAACCTGACTCATAGTATACTTCTTCCATACCTTCTATTAACCAGTATCCTCTAAATCTAATCTCTGGAAATCTATTATTACTACGGTCTATACCAACAGACTTATACCTTTTCATATATTCTTTACTACCAGGCTGTATCACTTTTACCTCCACCGTTTAATACCTTATGACATAGACATGAACACTTAAACACATCACTTAATGCTACCTTATGATACCTTTCACACTTAATACATTCCATCATATCTTATCTAATACTTTCTCTAAAACTCTTGAGGCTTTCTTGTATTTTTTAATGGCATCAATTAATTCTCTATTCTGTATTAGATAGTCCCACTCTTCCTTGGGCATAAACTTCATAACCTTTTCAGGTCTAGACATTTCTTTTCTATATTTTATTTCGTCTTCATCTAACTCTGGCATTATATATATTCACCAGGTCAGTCTTAAAAGCATTACGTATTTGTCCATAGGTATTAGATAATGCATCTAGTTTAGGATATAATTCTCTAGTAATTTTATCTGCCAATACAATACATTCTTTTACTATTATACCCCCAACAACTACCTCATTTCTTGGTACGGTAGCGGGTAGATTAAACTCTAAGTCCTCTACTGTAGTCCTTGCACTACTTGATTTGACATCAACCTTGCCGCCCTGCTCAGAAAAACAGGCGTAATCCTTACAAACAATGGCATTACCTTTGACATTAGTATGTTCTTTGTCATAATATATCATCTCTCCCTTGACATAAGAAGTTTCACACTCAGGACATTTACCCACATACTGAGTGGCTAGTTTAATTCCCACGAAATAATATATAACCAACCCTATATAAATGTATATTATGCGAGTAGAATTATCAATAATGCTTATCCTACTTATTGGTATGCCTGTGGCTTATGGATTTGATTTCTTTTATACCTCAGAATTTGTATGGGATACTGCACCAATAGTATGTATTAATAACCCCCCCGATTATAAATTATATTATACTATAAAAGGAGTAAAGGAGTGGAAGGAAAGACTACCTAGTGGGTTTGATTATAGAATCCTGGTGGGGTATCATGAAGTATGCAACGTAAATATTGAGACTGTTGATAGTATATATGATCCATTTCTAAGTCCTTTGGGACAAACTAATTGTGAGTATACTGTATTCCCTGTGATAGTTGGTTCTAATATAATACTAATGAATACTACAAACTGGTGCAGTGTTGTACTAAGACCAAGTGATGATTACGGAGACACAGCCAAGCATGAGATGGGGCATGTATTAGGTGTGGGACATAGGAGTATATATAATGGTTCATCCGTGGGGTCTCTAGTAAAGACAGCAGATATAATGCTACCTCAACAGTTTGGTAACCTTACATTATCAGAAGAATCATTAGCAGTATTAAGATTAATATATGGTGATGATGGATGGGTTGAGCCTAATCGCTATGATATTGTAACAGCCAGAGTAATTCACCCATAGATTTATATAACCTATACATTTATATATGCTATGGCAAGACCAAGGAAGAATAACTCTACTACTACCATCGGGAGTGTACCATGGGAACTAAAATCTCGCCTCCGAAAGTTCGCAAGGAAGACTAAGACTACTAAGACTGGTGATAATTATGAAAAGGATTCCTTGGTTCTTGACCGTATAATTACTTATTATGAACAACGTCAGGGTCACCCCTACGAACATGAGAGTGTCGGACATAGTACTTATCCTCATCATAAAGTTTCTCAAGATGGATCCCAGCCAAGTTGTACTCCCTCGGTGTCCACTTCAACTTAATATTATCAGTTATTTTTGCATTACATTTAAAGGCTAACTCCCATAGACCTTGTAAATTTATCTTATATTTACCTCGTATTTGATTTACTATTAATTTAGAGTCAGAATATATAGTTATTTTATCATAGGGATAGCGGGCTTCAATATATTCCAGGGCATATAACATAGCCAGATATTCTAATTCATTATTCGAGGGCCTACCCTTCCTAGTCTTAACAACTATAATATCACCATCTACTAAGCAGATTCTACGTTTCCATCCTCCACCATCTACGTATATCTTTTTCACTTCTTATTCTTTGGATGCTGTGACGTATAAATCTTTCGACAGTTGTTACCACAATACACCCTCTGTCTCCCTTTATATCTATCTGGTAGTGTTGCTTGGCATTGAATACAATAATGATCTCCTTTTTGTCTCACTAATTAAATGAATCGAAAGGTTTATATAAGGATTGTCTAGGCGTAACGCCTTTTTACTGGCTGTTTGCCACCTTGTTCTTCAAATTCTTCTTTAGTAACACCATATCTTACTCCCCATCTTGTGTTAAATTTATTCATAATCTCTCTTGCTTTGTTTCTCTTTGGGCCATCACCATGAACAGCGTAAGTTGTACTAGAGGTTGAAGATCCAGCACCACTAACTTCTTTCTCCTTCTCTTTTAAATCTGGTTTACCTGTAATTGCTGCTTGTTGTTGTTCTCCTTTATGTTCTTCATTCCATTTTGGATCTGTTGGTTGTTCTTTAGGATCATCAGGTTCTCTTGCAGGTGCTACTCCCTCGGCTGCAATTTCTTCTTGTGCTCCGCTCAGTCTAGTATCAGTAATTGTCTCTTCATAATCAGGTGTTGCTTCAAACGGTGTGTCTGTTACAACTCCACCATAAACACCATGTTCTACATCAGATTTCTTTTCTTCTTCTGCTTCATCATGAAATTTCTTTTCATCTTTGTCATCTTTTTCATCTTCACCTTTATGTCCGCCAATTATTGCGGCTGCGGAACTACCTTCTAAATCTTTTTCTAATCCATCAGGGGTCTTGTCTTTATAAGGAGATGCTACGTGGGGATTGTTAGTTAGATCTCTCCATGACTCAGACTCTTGGGTTTTATCATTGAATCCTTGCTCTCTTCCAGCGAACCCTCCATGTGGAGTTTCAGCAAATTGTATACCTGCTTCGCTAGACTTAATAACATCCCTCAATGATTCAGGTAGATCAAACCAATCGCGATGAACAAAATCTTTTGTAGCCTGCTCAGAACGAATATTGGCTTTGCCTAATATATTTATTCTCGCATCAAAGTTTATCTTATCCCAGAGTTGTGCTTCCACATTCATTATTACATCGTCTTTGAAATATGTATCGCTAATATGTATCTGTTCATGTGCATCATGATCTTTATTATATACTGTCAGATATTCACCTTCACGTTTGACTACAATTCCATTCGTATCCATGTATTGAACTTCGTTTCCTACTTTGGTGTGTTCCAGCCTCTTTTCATCTACAACTTTTTGATTTGCTCCTGTTTCAACCATAGGTCTATCGTCAACAGGCTTATCATTTTCAGTGTTATATAGATTACCATTATGATTAGGTGTACTGAAGGCTTGTTCTAGGAATTTTAGTTTTTTCGCGGGTAAATCCATACTATTTATTCTCCTTGTCTCATATATATATTATCCAAAGAACGCTTCCTCTGCTTTAGGATCTAGATCTAATACATGCCATTCATTACCCATCATAATAGCATTACATGCCAGGGCTAGGGCATCAGCATAATCATCATCTCTATCATCCTCATTGATTACTTTCATCTTACCTTCAATAGAATACTCTCTCTTTAACATACCTAATTGATTAATTAGTTTACCTAGTGTTGGTATCTTTATTCTATGGTTTTCAAACAGAGTCCTTAAATTACCGTACATCTTACTCTTCTCTGATAATGAGAATACTATCCCCCGAACTGGTAAGTCTTGCGATCTTGCTAAATCTATTACTCCCGCTCCCAACCCAGTTTCATCAACATATACAGTTTCTATTGGATACTTTCTACAATATTCTCCTATTCTTCCAGCAACATCTACCAGGTTAGACTGTCCCTCACCATAAGTTTCTTTAACATAGGCTTTATCATCCTCATCTACTGCCATGATTAAGAACACTGTCTCATCTCTTCCTTTACGTGCTACATCAACACCCATATAATATCTGGTATTACCTCTTGGTTTTTTATCTGATAATGATTCTTGTAATAAACTATAAGGTATCAGTCACCCTCTATCTCCTGTCTATACATATCAGCAGACATATCCTTGACTAATGATAAGAATATAGGATTGCCTTTTGTTAATGGATTATCAGTTGACTTTACATGAAACTCTCTCCATAGACCAGAAGGATTGCTAGGTCTAGAGTCCTCATGTTTCTTATAAAACCAGTTGTTCATACCAAATGGAGTAGATGTTATCCACACCCGCGCATCAGTCGCTAACCCCGAAGGTAGGAAGGCATCCATAATAGATGTCTTGATAAATGCTGTCTCGTCTACAATAATAACATTAGGTGAGTAACCTCTCAATGTCATACCAGTTTCACCTGTTGCTCTAGTAATTATTCTACTGATACCAGTATCATCTAAGAACCGTAGCCATATCTCTGTCTGTGTATTTTTTATAATATAACCTTTCAAAAACTCTGATTCTTCTATTAAAAATCTAATTCTATCAAACATAATAGATGCCTGGTTTTGTGTAGGTGCAGCAATAACTATGGTACATTCTTTTATGTTATCTTGCTTAGCCATATAGGGAGCAAAGAAAGCAAAATGTATAGCCTTGACAGCAGTTGACATTGTTTTACCAGCCTGCCTACCTGATCTATAGATTAAGAACTGTTCTGTACAGTCTGTATACTTTGCATTATAATCAAACAGTTTATGGTTGAGAAATAGACTACTAAATTTAGATGGCTTCTTTGCACACTCTGCTATAGTCTGTAAGAAATCTGCTCTCTCTTCTAGTAATTCTGATGTAGGTCTTGCCATATTATTCACTCTTGTCTGATTTCATTCTGCGGAACAAGTCTTGTACATCTCCTGATTTAGATTTCATACCTGACCCTTGTATCTTGTCATTTAATTCTGACATTACCTTGACTATATTTAATAGGTTGTTTACCTCAGCCCTACTATTTCTATCAGGTATGTTACCATCCATTCTTGACTGACCAAATGAAATCATTACATTCTCCATGACCTCATGTATTAGAAAGTCTAACATGGCTTTCAAATCTTCAGCATTTCTTGAGTCTAATTGAACTAGGAATTTCTTAATGTCTTTTCTTACACCACATGCAGCATCCTCTTCATACTTGGGACACTTGCCATTACCTCCTGCCTCTACTGATCTATAAATACAATCATTACATTTTGCTGGTAGTTTGGCATACTTTAAACTCTTGACAGCATTATGGGGGGAGATAGTCTTACGTTTATCTACTGTTATCCTACCCTCAACCTTATTCATTTTAAATAACGAGTCGTCTTTAGTCATTGGGATCATTAATATATGTTATGATAATAGGTCTAAGATTACTACCTGTCTTAG